CGTACATCAGTTCTGAACCTTCAGTATTTGTATTTTGTTGTCTTAGTTCTAAAGTAGGAAAACCACTTGTACTATCGTCAGAAATTCTTACTACTGGGTCAGTACCAAATACATGTAATTTTGTTTGCGGGTCGTCCTCTCCGATACCAACATTGCCTGAACCATCTACAACAAACCTATCTCCACCTGCTTGACTGATTAGAAAAGCATTTTGTCCACCATTGTTGTAGATTCTTAGACCTTTACCATTTGCATTATAACTTGTAATATTTAAAGCATATTCAGTAGAGTTTGTTTTAATCATAGCTGTGCCATATTCAACACCACTAGTCGGCACTGTAATATCACTTATACTAAATAAATCTGCGTTTCCTGAACTTCCTTTAACAGCTAATTTACTTTCAGGATTACTAGTTCCAATACCAACCGAGCCTCCTGCTTTAAATCTTATAGCGGTTCCTGCTGTACCACCAACATCAAAAGATATATCTCTATAGGTACTTGCATTTCTATCGTATGAAGCAATATAGTTTGTATTTGCAACACCAAAATTAGTAACCCCTGGGCTAAATTCAAATCCTTCAGCACTACTATTTGAAATAGTTAGCTTACCATTAGGACTAGTAGTTCCAATACCCAATCGTTCAGCACTTGCATCCCAAAAGAACTTAGCTGTTGAGCCTGTGTCTTCGTAGAAGGAGATGTCTCCGCCCTCGGCAACAGAAAGACTTTTGCTATTATTGGTATATAAATCTATTCCTCTTGCTCCTGCTGTAGTTCCAGTCGCTAAAACTACATTGTTTGAACCATCTAAATATAAAACATTACGATTACTTGAGCCTGAATCAGTAAACTGAATATAACCATCAACAGTCAACCCATCCATTGTGGCTGTACCTGTTACGTCTATGCCTGTTGAGGTTGTGGCTATTTTAGCTAAATTATTATGATATAAGGTAACAGCACCATCACCCTGTGCAACTATTATATTTTCTGTATTTGCTGCATTAGATACTAATAAAGAATCAGTATTTAAAACCAAATTAGCAGCTGTATCTTTAATAAAGCTGTTAGTACCATCATGATAAATCTGTAAATCGCCGCCTGAAGCTGAGCCAATTTCTAATTTAACATTATCTCCTAATATTAAATCACCAGTCATCGTTCCGCCAGCTAAAGGTAATTTTGCAGCTATACTTGCATTTACAGTAGTACTAAAGTTAGCGTCATCGCCTAAAGCTGCTGCTAATTCATTTAATGTGTCCATTGCAGCGGGTGCGCTATCGACTAAAGCCGTTATTTCTTGTCGTACAAATGCAGTCGAAGCTACAGAAGTATCATTGTCTCCTGTACTCGCTGTTGCAACTGTTACTGTTTTTCCAGTCAAGTCTAAAGACGAAGCAAGTTTGCCCGCAGTTACATTGGCATCTAATATCTTTACTGTCGTTACAGCATCGTCTGCAAGAAAGCCCGTTGTTACTGTTGCCGCATTCATTGAACGTGTAACCAATACTTCTAGTGCCATTCCTGATGTAGGAACTGCATCTAAAGTCAAAGTACTTCCGCTATAAGTATATGAAGATTTTGGCTGATATACTCCATCAACAAAAACGAAAACATTATTTTCATTTTCAGTCGTCAAACTTGTGTCATAGGACGCGGTATTTGATGTAGTTGTGTTATACTGACCCAAGATAGCATCCGTTGGATTGTATGTTGAAACCGTTCCAGTGATTACCTCTAGATCTTCCCCATTTGGTAAATTTTCTGAAAGTGTAATTTGTGTACCACTGAAACTATATGTTGATTTTGGTTGGTATACTCCACCCACAAATACCCATGTATTGTTTTCTGACTGTGGGTTCTTACCTGTGTCATAAGTAGCAGTACTACCATTCCCAGTTGCTGTATATAAGTCTACGCTGGAAGTTGTGTCTCCACCGATTGCACCCCAGGCACTGTCTGCATATCCTTCAAATTCGTTAGTGCTAGAATTATATCTTAACATTCCATTTGCAGGTGAGCCACTTCTTTGTGCTGTAGTACCTGAAGGAACTTTAATTGAATCTGTGCCGCTTAGTGTTAAGTTCTGGAAAGTAGGACTTGTAGACGTTGCAACATCTTGTCCAATAGAAACTGCTCCATTTGATACAGTAACTCCAGTGCTTCCTGAAAGTCTGCCATCAAATGCGGAGTTTGCTCTCGCAGTAGTAAAGTATAAATTAGTTGAGCCTTCGCTTAGATCATCGGTGTCTGCTGCTGCGATACGGGCGTCTGCTCTTGCGTCTGTGTAATATAAGTTTGTGTTCTCTGTAATGTTTGCTGTTGTTAGAACAACTACTCCAGTTGCACTATTTACGGATTCTACACCGCCACCTACATCTGTCCAAGCTGAGCCACTGTATATTTCTGGCTTACTTGTAGTAGTATTAAATCTTAGTTGTCCTTGTGCGGCTGTTGGTCTTTGTGCCGTTGTACCTACTGGTATCTGTATAGACCCTGTAGTATTAATTATTAGATTACCAGTAAGAGTACCCCCCGCTAAAGGTAGTTTAGTAGCAATACTATTTGTTACAGTAGTGCTAAAACTTGCGTCATCTCCGATCGCTGCAGCTAATTCATTGAGTGTATTGAGTGCGCTTGGAGAACTATCTACAAGAGCAGCTATTTCTTGCTGTACAAAAGCTGTAGAAGCTACTGTAGTATCATTATCTCCTGTACTGGCTGTTGCAACAGTAATAGTAACTCCTGATAAATCGAGGGTGCTACTAAGCTTGGCTGCTGTTATTGCGCCATCTGCTATGTATAATCCTGGTACTGTTGTTTTTGCCATTTTTTATCCTATATATGTACTTGCTTTATTAATTACGCTTGAATCTTCTGTTATGGATAATTGAGTACATGCTAACTTATAATTATCTAAAGCAACTTTACATTGCTCTTGTAAATCAACTCCAGCCTTTTTAGTTTCTGTTAATCCATCTAATAAAACTACACCTGCATTATCAACAATATCATTTATATTTGTTATTGATTGTGTTTTTACATCTTCCCAATTTATCATAATATCTCCTAGTCTATGCTTAACCAAATATAAGCAGGGTGATAGTTAGCAACTTCATTGCCTCTACCCCATTCAGCAATTCCTGATGTCCAAGTTCTTGCATTATTACCACAACCCCCACCAAAGCCAAAGGCAGAATCTGCACCACCGTTACCCGTTGCATTGCCCTGGGTAGAACCTCCTTCATCCAGTGGACAGCCAATCCATGCTCCTGCACGACCCAGAGCAACATTACCTCCAATATTTGGATGTGAGTCTTCTACTGTTAATTGATGGCCTTTTACAGTTCCATTTTTATTGAAAGAACTTTGATTATTTGATGAAGTAGAATTTGTTGAACTTCCCATCCATTTATTTAACCCATAAGACTGCATTCTATCTTCTAGGCCGCCTAAATCTGTAAAGTCAGGACCTGCATAATTTGTCATATTATGGTATGTTACTCCAGTTCCCGTCATTGCAGGATCTGTACTGTCTGCTGTAATTCCTGAATTATTAGCTAATCCTCCACTAAATGCTCCATATAAAGTTTGTGTTGAGTTAAATTGCATAATTGGAGCAATTCTGTCCCCCATTTGCATCGCTAACCTAGTGAATCCAAAATATCTCCAAGGCATTCCATATTTAGAAAAATGACCGTTATTTAAGTCAAAATCCCCTGCGTTCCATGATGCATCATTAGTCCATAAACTTGAGCCTGCCGGCATATCAGAATGGTGAAAGAATTTTGCAGCCAATACCCAGTTTCTATTTTGCAACCAATTTGGTTTTATAAATGCTCTAAATCTTTTACTGTTATAATTTAACCAATATACACCCGGTCTATTTTCATATGTATTTGTAGTAGTTGTATTAATGTCTGAAGTTGCTGTATCAACAGTGTTTATTGCACTGACCCCAAACTCTTCTTTATTTGTTTTATGATTACCAATTTCATAATTACGTTTAGCAATTACTCTACCAGCATTTGAAACTCTGAACAATGGTTCGCCTGAATCCTGTGTTCCTTGCCAAACTACAAAATCATCAAATGCATTTTCAGAAGCAGTTACTGCTCCATCAGTATTAACTGTGATATGTGTTCCACCAGCTGATTTTAGATGATGCCAATATCTTTGAGAAGAACTATAACCATGTGAACCATAATTTATTGATTCAGCTATTGTAGTCCATTGTGACCCAGGAATTGTGTTATATGCTATAAAATTAGTAGTTGTTCCCATGTAGAGATTTCCACTGCTTGAAAAATGAGTATTTGCGGTATCACCAAAGAATGTACTACCATTTTGAGTCATTCTGATATGATAATTAGAGGCCGTACCAAGTCTAAATGTTTCATCTGACGCCAGCATTAACATGCTTCCCATTATAGTTGATGTTCCAGGCTTATCTAATACTATACCTCCGCGATTTGAACCAGAAGTTAATCGCATCGCCCATTCATTTCTAGTAGAAGTAAATTCAGCCAAACCATCAGAACCAATCTTTAGTCTTTCTACACCTGCAGTTCTAAATACCATAGGATGGCTTGTACTTGTATTAATAGATAAACCATTTACGCTATCAGGATATATGTAAGCTGCAACTGAATCATTAGCTGAATATAATCTAATTGCACCAGCTTTATTATTATCTGTTCCTTGTATAGCAAGTGTTGTAGCACCTGCACTTGGTTGAGCTATACTTGTTCGTTTAATTCCAACGTTTCCAGAAGCATCAATAACCATGTTATTATTATAAAAGCCTAATCTACTATTACTTTGGTCATCGTATAATACTGAACGGTTATTTGTAACATCTAAGAATACGGCACCATAATCGGTACCACTCATTAGGTCTGAGCCGGCTCCAAGATAATACAGCGAACTTGATACTCCATCATTCCCTGCAGCCTCGAATCTTATTCCATTTTGATTTGTTCCGCCTGCAAGACTAAGCTTGCCTGAAGTTGTATTTGATATGGTTAATGCATAACCTGGATTATCTGTTCCGATACCAACATGGCCATTTGCTTGTATTCTCATTCTTTCTACAAATGCAGAACCATCTGATGGTCGGCCACCAAATACTAAATCACCTTTGGGATTAGCTCCTGTTCCTGTCCTTACACTTGCAATAAAGTTTGTAAAATTATAGCCACCTTGGCCAAAACTTAAGCCTACAACATTTCCTGCGGTCGTGTTATCATTTGTTAATCTTAATGAGTATATATTAGCATCACCTAAAAAATCACTTGAAGCAAAACTTTTATCTAACTTAACACTACCACTGGCATTTAAAGAGGTTAAAGTTCCAACACTTGTAATATTAGGCTGTGCTGCTGTTCCTATTGTAGCGTCTACCGTCTTATTAAAGACAAATTTATCTCCTGAAGAAGCATACAATAAAGTAGCACTTGCTCCATCGATAGTAAGACCTGCACCATTCGCTGCGGCCGCATTCGCTGCACCACTTGCTAAAGTTAAATTTAAGTCGTCTACTGACATAGAAGTAGAGTTAATTATTGTTTGTGTTCCATCTACTTGTAAGTTGCCTGCAATAACAACTGTTCCAGTGTTATCTCCAACTCCTGCAGGGTCAATTGTAAAAGAAGCAGGTCCAGCTATGTAACCACCTACAGTTAAGTTACTTGTTAAGTTTACACTATTTGGTAGTCCTACTGTTACTGTTTGGCCAGACACGGAAGTATTTACTTCGTTTGTTGTTCCTGAAAATGTAAGAGTTTGACTTGTATTTACTGTACCTGTTCCACTATCTCCTGCTAAACCTGTCTCAAAGTCTTTTCCATCAACGTAATCTTTTACTGCCGCTGAAGTAGGTAAAGTAGTGTCATTGTCGTTTGAAGATATACCTTCTGATTCTGTTACAAATACTGCGTCAGCGATCTTATCTAAAGTTACTGCGTCATTTGCTATCTTTGCTGTAGTAACATTTGCATCAGCTATCTTTGCTGTAGTAACATTTGCATCTGCTATCTTCGCTGTTGTTACCGCACTACTTACTATCTTAGCACCTGTAACACTATCATCAGCCATAGAAGCTGTTACAACAGAACCTGCTGCTGGAGTATTTACAGTTGTAGAAGTTAACATTACAACTTCTATATTTGCTGTACCAGTTGGAGGTGCAGTGTTAAATGTTAGAGTAGTTCCACTTACACTATATGTTGTTTTTTGCTGGTATACACCATCTATGTATACTTGTGTATTGTTTTCATTTCCAGGATTATTAGAGAGTGTAAAAGCTGTTGTACTACCATTACCATCAAAGTTACTTATAAGTACACTTTCTCCACTATAGACATCTCCTATTACATATACAACTACATTATTTGTTCCAGATATTGGAGCAGTATCAAAAGTTATGTCTGTACCACTGATCGTATAAGCGTCTTGATTTTGGAATACACCATTAATAAATGCTATAATCTTTGACTCTGCACTTGGCGTACTAGAAAGTGTAAAAGTTGCTGTACTACCATCACCACTTGCTATATTAGTAGCAAAAGCATTTGCAGAAGCAGCTCCTCCTGTTGGAGTTTCAAAAGTAAGAGTACCACTTCCGTCTGTTGTAAGTACTTGACCATCTGTTCCGTCCGTAACGTCAAGCTCAGAGATACCTACAGCGTTTGCCGCAATTTCTGTAGATGTTACTGAGTTGGCTGATAAGCCTGAGATTGTTGCAGTGGAAGCACTTGTTATCCTTCCATCTGCATCTATTGTTATTACTGGTATGGCACTTGTAGACCCGTATGAACCTGCTGTTACTGCTGTTGAAGCTAATTCGGTAGGTCCGATTGACCCAGCTCCGACTGCTCCTATAGTAACTATTGATTCTGTTCCGCCTACATCTTTCTTAATAAATAACTTACCATCGTAGGTATTAAGTGCTATTTCACCTAATGCTAATGATGATGTGGAAGGTACTGCGTTCTGAGTCGCAGACCTTTTTAATTTAATCGTTTGTGCCATATTTATGGTATTCCTTTTCTATGCGTATATACGCGGAACTTAATTCTTAGGAGAATGTTCCCCCATCTATTGTGTTTGTCCAAGTAACTGTACTGTTTGCTCCGACTTGTAACATTTGTCCTACACTATTTGTAGAATCATATGTTCCAATTGTTAGTCTTTGATAACCTGAATTAGCTCCATTTGTATTACCAAATATTAAGTCACCAGTTGCTGTTTGTGTAATACCTTTGATTCTTAAAGCATCTGAACTTACTTCTAATGATTGTCCATCTACTTCTACATCAAGAGTATTACCGGTTTTGGTCATTGCTGCACCAGCAGTTATTTGACCAGCACCTGAGAATTGAGCAAAAGCAAGAGCTGTACTGCCGACTGTAATACTACCGTCTGTTGTTAGTACAAAACCACTATCAGCATTTACACTACCCTCTGTTACGAAAGTAAACATACCTGATGTTACTTCAGCGTTAGCATCAGCATCAGTAGCTCTTGTCATTGCTGAACCAGAACCGTTAAATACATATATACCGTTTTGTGAGCCAGTAGACTGATCTTTTACAAGTACTCTATCATCACTAGAAAGAGTTACTCCGTCAATTGCAGCTGGTGCAGTTGAAATCGAAATATTACCTGTAGTAGCAACTCTTACTGAATCTTTAAAGTCTAAACCAACTTTAACTGCATCTACATATTCTTTTGATACAAGAGAAGTAGCTCCAAATCCAGTTCTATCTTTATATCCTGAAGGTACTGTTACTGTGCCATTTCCATTGGGTGATAGTGTTAAATTACCATTTGAATTTGTTGTAGAGATGTCATTACCATTTACAGTAACATTATCTACTGCTAATGAAGTAACACCTGTAATATCTCCACTGCTGATACTTGCTGTACCGTCTGTGAGTGTTGTAGCAGTAATTGTAGTACCTGTTATAGCTGCTGCACTTGCACCGCCTATAACTGCACCATCAATAGTACCACCATTAATATCTACAGTAGTTACTGAACCACCATTAGATACTGTAGCACCTGCAAAGTTTATTGTGCCTGTGCCTGTTAAATTAGTAAATGTACCTGCTGTAGCAGAAGAACCGCCAATAACTGTACCATCAATAGTACCGCCATTAATGTCAAAGTTTGTACCTTCGATTTCTACAGAACCTGCTTCGAGCTTTGCTCCGAGTGTTATTTTCTCTGCTGAGTTAGTAGTATCGAAAGTTAAGTAAGAAGTTACTCCTTCTTTGATTTCAAATGCGTTTGCATTGTTATCTATAATTAGGATTTCTGTAGCTTGACTACTTGTGTCTATTGAACCACCTGTTAGATCTAAGTCTAAATCTGCTGCTGATACTATTTGAACATTACCTGAACCTGCAGTAATAGAGTTTGCCCCTATTGTAAGATTAGCTGTTTTTAATTGGTCTATCTTACTATTTGAGTCAACAATGATTGCTGAACTTGCAGTTAAAGTACCCGCTGTGTGGTCGAGCATATTTACAAATAACTCACCACCTATGATATCATTAGCGGAACCGTCACCTATAAATAACTTACTGGAATTAAAGGAATAGGCCAGTTCACCCGCAGCTAAGGCGCTACCAGGAGCCGCCGCGCTACTACTTCTTTTGATTTTAATTGTTTGTGCCATAATGTTTTCCTATTTGACTTCTAGAACTGTCCTCCGTCTAGATTGTCCATTGTATCCGTTGCTGCGGCAAGGGGTACGAATTCAAAGTTATTAGTTGAAGTTTCTCTATATACTTTTAGCTGATCATTATCAGTATCATACCATAGGTCACCTTCTCCTAATGAAGCCCCAGTAGGGGTTGTTGATTGTCTAAAAAATTGGTCTGCAAGATGGTTAATAGCTGCTTGAAGCGTACCACCCCCAAAAGACCCATGAGCATCTGCTGTTATTTCTGATGCAGAGGCTAATACTCCTGTAACCAGTGCTAGACTTGTTTGCACAGTTATAGGGTTGTCTGTTTGATTTACTGTAACATTGGTATTAGTTTCGTTTACTGTTACGAAAGTCGGCTCTTCATTAACCGTTACTGTAATAGCCATGTTATCTTGTTACTTCTGGAGTGACTGTTACATTACCCTGTAATAAACGAGTAACAACTCCAGTACTTGACTCAATTTCTAAGTCGTATACGTATATTCCTTCTTCAATAGAAGCTGTAGTACTTGCACTGCCTTGTAGACGTATTATACCTCCTGAAGCGTTAGCAATACTGCAAGTTACAGTAAGTAATACAGTTGAAGAATCGTGTGTACTTCTAACTTGCATTCTTGGAGTATATCCTGTCAAATCCATAGCCGAGCCACTTTCCTGTACTGTAACAGTTCTGTCTAATGTTGCTCCCTGTTCTAATGTGAAATTGTAGCTTCCTGCTGACATATCTTTTATACCTCCAATGTCTTAATTATACCAAATTTTATAACCTCTTGTCAAGAACTGTTTTTTGAACCTATGTAGCCTAAGCATCTGTTTCCTCATATGTTACAATTATATCTAATGAATTGTCAACATTTGATAATGCACTAAGGTAGTCAGTTGGATTCATAGTTAGAGTATTTGAATTACTTATATAACTAACTGTATCTCCTGAATTTACTACACCGCTATCAACTAAAGCTATAATAGATGAGGATGATGAATTGTAATACTTAAGTTTTAAATCAGTAACATCTTTTGTTCCTGTTATACTAAATCTTGATATTGTTGTTTCTTTGCCTGTAGGGCAAGTATAAATAGTTGTTTCTGTTGTTCCAACTCCTGTTGTTGCTGTTGTAATTTTGCTCATATTGTATCTACTCCTTGTACATCAAAAATTAAAAATGCGTATGCTATAGACCTTCCACTAACGCCTTGAGTATACTGCACTACATTATCTAGGGTTTCGTAGCCGTATTCGCCTTGCATATTATTATAAATTATTAACTGTGTAGTAGTTACTTCATACCACACCCCTAGAACTCCTTCAGTTCTAAACTCTTCTATTCTTTGTCCATAGTCGGATTGTTCTGCTTCTAATTGATAGTTTGTGTGAGTTACTGGGTACATTTTTGTTGCAATACCATTAGAGTCTAAATCTGATTGAAAACACCATTGTACTATGCAATATGGTTTATACCCTAAATTATGTGTAATTGTAGCTTTTGTACTACTAACAAATTCCTGTTCGATTTGAATACTTTGACCCGAACTATTGCCCACATTAGGTGGTACTCCTAGTAACCCTTCTCCATGGAATTTAAGAGGCAAGCTCCCGATCCCTACTCTACTATCAAATAGTAAATTCTCTCCGCCTGTTAAAACACCCGAACTATTTACAACATCGGTACCTGATTTAGATACAAAAAATCCTTGGTCACTTCCCGCTTTTCCTAATAATACTCGTCTTGCCATTATGCATGCCCCCTTAAAACTATATAGTTTATTGTTGTAGAAGTTGGAGTACTTGTTCCACTACCGAAATTCTGAAAATAACTAAAATTAACTCCATATATAGATGAAAAATCCGCATATGTTGCAGGAACTGTAAACTGTACTGCTGTAGTGCTTACTGAAGTTATTTCATAATATGGAGAATTTGTAATATTATCATCAGGATAAGTAATTACTACAGCATTAGGAATTGCTACAGTTGAAAAAGTGACCGTAGATGTACCTGCATTTGAACCAGTACGTGTTACAGTTGTACTACCTCTTGCAATAACCTGGGCATACCCTTTTTCACGACTGTCAAAGACTAATAAATCTTTATTTGCGACAACGCCTGAACTATTTATTACGTCTACTCCTACTTTTGAAATAAGTAATCCATGGTCATTACTATCAATTTTACCTAATAATACTCGTCTACTCATTTTACTAAATACCTCTCTAAAAAATAATTTGCTGTTGTTTCTATTTCAACTGCTTCAACACTTTCTGAAACTTGTTCTATACTATCAACTTTTATATATTTATAATTATCATTAAAAATATAATCTCCAATCTTAAGAGTGCCTACTGTTTTCCACTCTTCGAATGTCTTAATTTGTAAATTTTTATTAGCCTTTAGACTACTATTTATAATATAATAATTTCCCATAATTTTATTTGATTCACATACGGATAGAAATGCTTCGTAACTCAATGCAGACTCAATATTAAAAGCATGAATTTTGTCCCACTGCTGAAAAGATTTTACATACTTTTGCAAGGAATAAGGAATATTTATTAAAGAATTATGATGTATAAGTTTCATATGTCTCCTTATTCACCTTATGAATTTCATAAGTAGTGTCTAAATTAGTAGTGGTCTGAGACTCGTTCAAAGAGCCATCCTCATTTAAAACTGCAGGAATTTCTATGATAAAATCTGTATCATATACTTTTCTTACATATAATTGTCCATTGTTATTAAAAGTTTCCATTAAAAGAACTCCAAAAATAAATTACCTGTTCCGCCTGTAAGATCAGAACCCATATCCCAACTTGCAAAACTACCTCCTGAATTACTATAAGTTAAAGAAGATCTTGTTCTTGTTGCTAATAGAGTAGCAGAGTTGCTTGTTCCATTATATATTTTTAAAGTCGTCCAACCAGAGTTAGAGGTTACTCCACTTACATGAAAAAACGTATTTTGTGCAGAGCTTTCTTGGTCACTAAATCCCCATGTAGTTTGACCATTATATAAATCGCAAGAAGTATCAGTTGCAGTTCCATGACCTCCTCCTATATAAGTACTAAATCCTTGAGATAGAAATCCAAAAGCACTAAAACTTCCAAGAGCTAATCCTACTGACCAAAGAAGGGTTGCTGTTGTAGTTGTAACTGACCAAGTATCTGAGGTTCCTCCAACAGTTAAAGTAGTATTTACTGTAGCACCTGCAGTAGCACTTGAAGTCATCCTCAATCGTATTGTATCTCCAACTGAAATTGTTTGATTTGAAGAAGTATAGCTACCACTATTAACTTGCATTTCAGCAGAATTTCCACTTATAGAAGCTGTAACAGAAGTATTTATTCCTGCTATTGTTATTATATTAGTATACACTAAAGTATTTGCTGCTGCAGCTGGTTGGTCAATAAAAGTAAAAGAATTTGGAGTAGTATCTGCAGCTATAGTAGTTGCTGTAAAAGTATCTGAAACTCCTCCTATTGTTATTGTAGCATTAGTACTTGTTCCATGGCTCGCAGAAGTACTTAACTGTACTTGTACTACTTGATTATTTGTTAAAGTTTTATCCGCTGTTGTATAGGAGCCACTATTTCCAATTCTAAATCCTCCAGTATCCCCTGAGTAAGAAGCTGTTACTGTTGTAGCAATTCCTGTTATTGTAGCAGAAGCATAAGCTAAAGAACTTAGACTTTGATTTGTAAGATCTGTAAACGTAAATTGATCTGGAACTCCGTCAAGAGCTAACTGATTTACTGTAAATGTCATTGTATGTGACGCACCAAAAGTAGTACTTGTAGTATATGTTACAGTTGCTGTTCGTGCGCTTCCTGTAGTATTTGCTGTTGCGGTTAAATTAAAATTTCCGGCAGAAGAATTAGTAATAGAAGTACTTAACCACCCTCCCGAATTATTGCTTATACTTGTAGTTGTAGTTCCCCAATAGCTGCTATATGTATTATAGTTTCCTTGACCTCTCTGAACAGATACGCTATAAGTATAATTAAATCCTGCTGCAGGGTATCCTACAAAATTACCTATTCCTCCCACTGTTACAACTGGAGGTACAAATTTATCTACATTAATAGTACTACTAGTATTACCGTCTCCACCTAAAGAACGAGCATAGTAAGTTACTGTTGTATTTCTATTTTGACTAAAGTCTGTTCCATTCGCTGAGTAAGTAGAATTGTTGTTTGATACTTGTAAAGTACCTGAACCTAAAAATTGATGAGCTGCTGTTGCATCTACTGTTTGTGCAGTTGCCGTTGTATTCGTAATTTGCGTTGCTGTTATAGAACCTGGAGTAGTAACAGGAGTTTGACCTCTTGTTGTAATTGTCCAAGTATCTGTAACTCCGCCTACATTTACAGTAGTAGATGTATTAGTTGAAAAACTTCCGCTCGTATTCATTCGTAATCTTAAAGTTTGATTATTTGTAATAGTTCCCGAAGTTCCATAGCTTCCCCCATTTATACTAAATTCAGCACTATTTCCGCTAATAGATACACTGACGCCTGTGCTGATCCCTGTTATTGTTTCAGTATTTGAATATACTAAAGTACTTAATTCTAAGCTGTTTTGATTTGTAAAGTCATAAGAATCAACTGTTGTATCTTGTCCTGTACTTACTTGATATGTGTCACTCACTGTTCCAATAGTTAAAGTTCCTGATGTAGAGGTACCATTAGAAGAGCTGGATAGCACTCTTATTCTAAAATCATCTCCATTTACTGCTATAGTGCCATTTGTTGTATAGGCTCCTTGATTCTTACTTAATTGAGCTCCAGTTACTGAGACAAGTGCAAAATCTGAATTATCTAGTCCAGCTACTGTAATTTCAGCAGATTGAAAATATGTATTAAGAGCTGCATTAGTTTGAGGTCCTCCTAAATCAAAAGCAGTAGGAGTATTATCATAAGCAGGAGAAACATACCCGCCTTGAGCATTTACATCTGAGACAAAACTACCTTGTTTAGCCCAATACCATCTAGTAGTTCCTCTAGGTTGAGTAAAACTGCCTGAAGTTTGCCAACCGGAAGCTGCTATATTAGGTACAGGACTTACTGCAGTTGTTGCTATAAATTGAATTGTTGCTGTGTTACCTGTACCTGCTGTTGAAGTTACTGTCAAGTTGTCTACAGTAGAAGTTCTTGATACAAAAGTAACTGTGGGATCTGCTGGTGCAGAAACTGTGCCTCCACTACCTCCTCCTCCTCCTGAAGCAGTTCCTGTTAATAAAGAGTTTCCAAAAACAGTAGTATTATTTACCATTTTTCCATACTGACAAGGAATACCTAAAATGTCTACTTTTACAGTAACACTATCAGAAGTTGATAAACTTCTATCTTCTATAAAAGGGTATCCTGTGTTTTGTCCAGGTCTTGGGTCATCTGCATCTGCAATATTTATATATTGTAATTTTAATCTATTTCTATTACTGCCTGAACTTGCGAGACTGAACTCATAAAGACCTCCCCCTCCACCCGTAGGAAGGCCTGCCACTACTCTACCATAATAGTCTTCGCCAGAGGTAACTGATGCATACCCATAGTCAAATACTGCGGTTGCAAACTGTGTTCCATTTTCTGAAATTAAATATGCAGGAATATAATGATTGCCGTTTGCATCTGTAGTACTTTCAAAAGTTTTATAAGACCCTGAACCTAAAGAAGTAAAACTAGTATTGGAACGAATAATTCCTGCTCGATATATTTCTGAATTAAATAATAAGTCTCTATCATTGATAGTATCATCAATTATGTCATCTCCTGGCTTTGAAATTTTTAATACAAAATCAGACCCACTTTCTTTTCCTAGTAATACTCGTCTCGCCATTATGAACCGTCCGAAATTATAATTTGTTGTGTAAAAGCATTTATATCTATGCCGCCAGTGCTTATTGTTGTAGAACTACTGGTAGTATTGAAGTTCATAGTTGTTCCAGTTAAAGTTATTCTTCCTCCACTAATATTTGTGTTTCCAAATCCTACAATATTACTTACTCCTAGCTCGCCTTCAATATAACTTGTGCTAATTCCCAAACCGCTGGGAGTAATAGACACATTGCTCCCTGTAGGAGTAAAGCTTGTACCATTAATTGTTAAAGTTCCAAAAGTAGGCGTCCCGGATAAACTCCCATATGCTCCATCGAATAAAGAAGGTGCTCCACTTAAACTACCATATGCTCCATCAAAAGTTGAAACACTTGTACCAGAACTAAATTGAATTGAATCAGCTTTTATTGCAACTGTTCCTGCACTTGCATCAAACTTAATAAAACTTGCGCTGTCTCCTGCATGAAAATCACCTGTAGTGTCCATATAGAAACCTGCATCTGTATCAGTAAAACTTGTCTTATTTTGTGAAAAGAATTTACCTCCACTAGAAAGTTTCATGTTGCTTCCAACATTTAGATTGTTTGTTAATGTAGTATCTGCTGTTAATTTAGATGCAGATAGTGTTCCGTCTACAATCACAGAGCCATTGAATGTTTCTACAACTAAAGAACTATAGTCACTTGTTCCTACAGAAGAAGATGAAGTTGTTGCACTTCCTGTATATACTCTTGTACCTGCTTTATCTGCGCTATTATCTGTTACGGTTATTCTATCATTTGGTCTTATTGTGCCATCAGACGCTGCTGCAATTACTGCTGCTGCTACTGCTCGAGCTGTACCAGTATCTAAAGTTCCTGCAAAGTCAGAAGCATCTGAAGCGCTTATTCCACTTGTAGTAGACTCCTCAAAAGTAAATATACTTCCGCCACGAACTCCTGCCCCACCTGCAGTACCTGTTTTAGATTTAGCAATACTTTGTGAGGTTTGTAAAGAGAAATTTTCTCCATTCAATCTTTTACCTGTTATTGTGTAAGTAACTACTACATTATCTGTTCCAGTAGCCATTGAAGTATAATTAGCTACAACTGCATCATTACTACTGTCAGAAATGCTTGTAGTGGAAAGAGTTGAACTAGGGCTCTGTGATGCAGATACTGTCCAATGCCCTGCTGTTGTACCGCTGGCGTCATAATCTAGTGCAGTAGCTCCTTCGAATACTTTTATAGTAGTGCCACTTCCTGTTAGATTTCCTGAATTAACAACTCCTGTATTTGTAGCAGGAACAGTATGTGCAGGATTTGAATTTACAATTGTAAGTGCGTCAGACCCTTCCTCTACTCTAACAAGAGTCACTGTGTCTGAAACTGTGTCAGCACTTACTGTTATTGTTACTGAGTCATTTGACCCAAAATTTGCAGAAGATAAAGCTCTAGTGTCTCCACTACCTGTTAAGGTTACACTTGGACTAGTACTAAAACTGGAACTGCTCGAGACATTTTGTCTGTTGGCGGTAAGAGTTATTGAGCTTGGGCTTAAAGTTCCATTCTTTGCTTCAGTAAATACTAAAGAACTTGCAGATAGTCGTACAGATTTTGCGTCTTGCCCATCTAATCCTTCTATAGTTTTGTTTAAACTAATTACTGCAGTAGTAAGTAAAGTGTTATCTGAATTATCATAAATTGGTACGATTATACTTCCTGTTACTGTTGATGTTCCAGATAGAAGTGCAGAATTTGAAGCAATTGTAATAGTGCCATCTGAGGCAACACTAGAAGAAACATTTGAATCTGTTAAAGAACCGTATCTATAAGAATTAGAAGAGTAAGGAGAGGAGCCGTCATATGTCCATGTAGTTGCGCCTTCTCTGATTACAAAGTCACAAGAAAATCCTGTAGCACTTGCAGCTCCTGTGCTATTTCCCGTAAAAGTATGATTTGTATTTGTACCTGTAATTGTAAAGCCGTCATCTCCCGGTGCTCCATCTTGTGCAACTGCAAAATGTTGAAAACGATTTAAAGTTGTTGTTGAGCCTACTCCGTCTTTTACTGTAATCGTATAAGTGATTACAGGAGTGTCTGTAGTTGCATTACCGTGATTTCCTATTCTAAATATTGTTGCATTTCCGTTTGCATCATTAACAGTACTTTCTGAACCTGCTGTAATATTTGCAGCAGAAACTGCAACTCTAAAGCTACTATTTGCTTGACTGCCCGATTGGTCATTTGTAAGTATATTTTCTCCAAGTATAACCTGAATATCAGTTCCAGTTGCAGCATAATTTATAGAACCTGCGTTTGTTTGTTGCAAGGTCATGCTAGGATTTGTTAAGTTAACTGTTATTTGTGCTGGAGATTTAGCTGTGGCAGGAACACCTGCTGTTGTACCACTTGGATGGTATGCTGAAAATATTGTTGTCTTTTGTTTTGACTTTCTTTTTGAAATAACTCTTTTATGTCGAATCCAATAGTACTTTGCTGCTTCTTCACCTAAAGCGTGGTTAAATGTAGTTTCGTTGTCTGCTTCACCTATTTTTTCAGCATTTGATCTGTTATTATCGTCAGAAGCCCAAATCTCTGTAGAGTCACTTGAGTTAATAAAATTACTTGCATTTGACCACGTAAGTATTGAAACTCCTTGCTTATCTGTAGAACCAGATAAAGCTGTAGGAGCTGTAGGAGTGCCTGTACCAGGAGCTCCTGGATTTTCTGTACTACTTACTGCTGATGTTCTTGTATTTGATATTAGATACATTGAATCATCATATTCAACTGCTGAAATATTTACCAAACAATCTGGATTTATAGATAAGTCTTGTATACGGAAAAGTTTATTGCTCCATCCAAATCTATCATAGTCTATTTTTAATACTTGTCCTGCTTTTAATATTACGCCCTTTGGCATTGTAGTAAAAGATATTTGTAAAGGAAAACGAGATTCTGTTAAAAATCTTTCTGCATTTATTCTTGCATTCCAATAGTTAGTTATTCCAGAGAACTGTAAATTTCCTGTTTTTACTACATTCCTATCTGATTTTACAAAGTTTGAATTATAAAAAGCAACAGAAGTACTAGACCATTTGTTTCCAGGATCTGATAAACTTGCATTTATAGTATTAAAACTTTTTCTGCTCGGGTCTTCAGTAACTTTCAAAGAACCTAGTATATCCTCATATTTTATATGATAAGGACTATTATCGCTAGGAGAATCTTCCTGCGCTTCTACTTCTAGTTCATAGTTTCCATTTGAATAACTAAGAATCCCATTGAAATGCTCTAATATATTAGTAGTATTTTGAAAGACAGAAGTGCTTGTTTCAACTACTAAATTCATTTGGTGTCGAGTGCACCACCTTTGATGATCGTGTTCCCAACCAACCCATCTCCAATACTGCACGAAATCAGAGTCATATAAACTATAGTTTTCTATATACTTTTTGCCAAAGGTTGTAAGAGTAGTTGATAAAGAATTTGCTTTATATAATGTAATATTGTTTATAAAACTTAAACCTTGTCTGCTTCCATTTGTAGGCTGTACGTCAATATATCCATTACCTTTTGAAGAAGGAACTCTGAATAAATCTCCTGAATTTGTGTAAATAATATCCCCTACTTCGTAGTATATCCATTTTTGCCATATTCTTTGAAATTGTCCTATAACATTTTCTAGTACTACTGAATAATGTGTTCCATTTAATGTAGAGCTTTTAATTTTTCCTCTTGCAAGTATATTTCCAGAACTTGTTCCATCATCTGTTAATATATACTCATCTCCGACTGTTGGCGAAGAAGTAGTTGCTATAGTAACATCTGAACGTGAATCGCAAGTTCTTGCTGAATTAGTAAAAGTATCTAAAGCAATATCTTTTTCTAGTTCTAAACCTTTTCCAAAAGTTGCGTTTGTTAAGTAGTCTAATGTGTGTAGTGCTGGGTTATTACCTGAACGTAAATCACTTCCTCTTCCAAATACTTTATAATCACTGCTTCCATTAGGATGGTCAATAAAATTGGTTTTTAAAGTAGCAACTTTTGTAGTACCATTATAATCAGTAATTCTTCTTTTCTCTCCGACACCTTGACCTGAAGTTATTTCAATAAATTGTTCGTTATAGAAATCATCTGTAGAAGAAGCAGATGAAGGCAATTTAACTTGTTTAGCTCCAATAAGTCTGCCACTAGAAATAGTGTCGCTTCCAGATAAAGTACCTACGTAGACATCTAAAGTTACTACTTGGTTCGAGTAGGTTCCTGTAAGGGTAGAATTTTCAATATCTTCTAATTGTCCACTACCTGTACCTACTATTTTGAATTTTGTCTCTCCACTTAAATTAGTATCTCCAACACTCAATTCTATTTTTCCTGTAGAAGAGTTTCTTGCAATATTTGAAATATTAGACCCTTGATTAGGTAAATATGCATCTGAACTATCTATATCGTTATGGTTCCAAGTTAGCATGTGCCACATATTATTACTTGAATCTTTTGCATAAAATTCAGTATGTACTGGTGCTCCATCTACATAAGTAAAATTAGTAGAATTAAAAGGTCTATCTGCAAATCTAATCTTACTATAAACTAATCCTGTTCTTGGATCCGTTTCTTCATATACATCTCTTACTGTAGTGGTATTTAAAGCTGTATCATCACTTGTTCTATAAAAAGTTACTGACTCTCCTAAAGTAAAATTAGCAGAGCTTTCACTTGAATATGCTTTATCATCATGTCTATACGTAAAGTCATAGTTATACCCTTCGTGTATTCTACCTCTAACAACAAATTCCAGTTCTGGTATATCAGAGTTTTCTTCTGTTACAGTTATTTCTGCTAGTACATATGCTGTGTCTAGTAATCTATGATTTGTTGACCAATACTCTTCTCCATTTGAGTTATTAAAGTAGTCTAATTGGCGTTTAAATTTTGTTGCTCCTGTTGCTATATCTATAAGTTTTGAGTTTGCTGTTTGGTCGTGTTTTCCTGCATGAAACCATAATTTAATAGGTTGTGGAACGCTTATTTGAAATGTTTGTCCGTCTCTTATACCGACAGTATTTTGAGTGTTTCCAGTATAAGATGTAGCACTACCTGAGTTATAATAGTCATAATAACTTCCTGAATCTACTAAATAATCGATTTCTTGTACATCATACTGGTCATAAAAGTTTTTATCAAAAGCTCTTTCAGTATCGTTAAATTTCGATTGCTTTCCTGTAGCATAATTTTGTAAACTTGACGAGTAACTACTAGTTCCTCTAATTGTTTCTCCTCTATCTGCCCTACCCGCACATAAAACTCCACTACTATCCGCATTACTTCCTGTAATGCTTCTACTATCTTGGTCTTCTTTATTTAAACATACTAAAGGCTCTCCATCAATATAGATATCATATATAGCCTCTACCTCTCCTTCCGCTATAGCGTAGAGAACATAAAGTGTATCTGGGTCATTAGAAGGAGTGTCTGCAAATACAGGAATACCAGGAAGTCTACGAACACCATATACAACAGGAAGATATTTAGACACTAAATCAACTTTTAAGTCGACATCTCTATCCCTAACTTTATCTACCATCTTTGTCTGGACTTTAGTTTTTAAACCAAACAACCCGTGCTTAGAAGTTTTTACTTCCATTTCTTGATACTTTTCTTTATAGGTAGCAACAAGATTTACACTTGTATCTGCGTGCATAAATCCCATATCATCTGCGTATTCTTTTTTTAATGCTGCGTCTCTCTGAGGACTACCACTAGCATTTAAAGCTCTATGTATTTCATCAGATGTCATTCTTCCTTGAACTTTATTAAAATCTGCCCAGTGGCTACTTAGTGTCCATTGAACTCTACTTGACCTAGTAGGATCTTCTGTTATATTAGCTTTGGTGACTAATCCTTTAAATATTAATATACTTGCATTTCCTTTTATTTGACCTGTTTCAGGGTCAAGGAATACTTTATGTACTTCAACATTTTTATTTAAAAAACTTGGATTAGCTAAATCTGTACCTCTAGCGAGTAGAGGCCCTTTAATTTCTTCTGATTGAATAGATACATTATAAAGCTCTCCAGTACTATTTGCAGTAAAAGAATCATCTAAAGTTTCTATTGCTATACTTTGATTTGAATTTGAGAATCCTGTAATTAGAAAATGTTTATTATGATTTGACCCAGCTCCATCGTTAGCTTCTAATTTTATTTTATCTCCTTCTTTTAAACCTTCTTCTACAAAGTCAACTCCTACAGTATTGGTAGTAATTGTATTACTTGTAAAAGTTAAATTAGCAGGTACCGTAGTACCTAATACTTCAGAAGCTAAGGTGAGTGTCATTGTATCAGCTTTTGCTTGTATACTTTCTTTATACCCTGATATATTTAAAAGTTTATTAGCTCTATATATTTGTGTACCATTGGCCGAACCCGCATCATTAGTAGAGCCATCATCAAAAGAAAGGTCTCTAGTTCCATCTGTGATATATGCGAATCTATTTGCATTTGTTGAAAATGTATTATTAGCACCAGGTAATTGAGGTCTTTCAAATTTTATTAGGTGTGCGTATTCAAATGCTTCATTATCTATAAGCATAGATCTAATTGTACTATTTATATCTCTTTCGGTTGCCATTATGGTAAAGCCTCTTCTAAATTAAGTGAAAAACTATATAAGTTATTTGTTCCTAGGCTATATTCTCTAACATCTCCTGATTGAATTACTCTTATTTCCGGTGATTCAAACTTTAAAATCGAACTGTCTGTTACATCATATAAAATATTTGGGGAACAATAGATTCGGTATTGAGAGGCTGAAGGTTGAGATTCGCCACTATAGTAAGTTGAATTATCTTGTACTCTTGTTACTGTGTAAAGTTTCTTATGATTACTGTTTCCAGAATCTGTAATAGTAAAAACATCTCCTCTTTTTGGTTGTCCTGTTAAAGAAGAGTGGTCTGCTAAAAAGTTATCAGTACCTGCAGTAATTGAACCATCAACAGTTATGCTTCCAGACCAAGTAGTATCTCTAGGGTCAGTATATTGTGGTAGTACTACAAAGAAAGGTTTTAGTCTACCTTTCTTTTCTTGTAAAAAAGAGTATATTGGTTCAAACTGATCTCTAGTTAGTGGATTATAAGTTATTGCTATTTTTAATTTTTGTCCTACTATTGACCTGGTAACAACTCTGCCACTATTTGTTCTAGAAACCATGGTTGGATATTCAGCAGAATATTTGACTGAAGCAAAGCCAGGGCCATAGTTAACCGCGCTGTTTACATTATTTCCAAATTCTGATACTCCATAATTTGGGTCCGGTAGTCTGTTTGCAAAAGTACTAAAACTTGCCATTATGAACCTCCCATGTCATAACCAATATTTACATCTGGTAAGAAGTCCTCACCATATGAGTTTGCGGCGTCTCTAATTACGCCTACAATTGTTCCTTGTTGATCCATTAACATATTTTGTACACTTTGTCCGTCTACAGCGTTTATGTTAAAAGTAATATTTTGTCCTTGTCCGCCTAACGCAAAGTTTGGTATAATATCTACAGGTTCTGATGGTGCAATAACTTCAGGTCCCCTTTCTCCGACTACTATACCTTCTCCACCATTAGCATACCCTTTTTTACCCATCGACATTCCTGTAAAGTTATTAGCATTAGAGCCTACTCCTTGTCCGCCACGTAAGTACGAAGCTTCTCCTGCTCCTGCTTCTTTGGATATATCAACTCTATTTGATCTTTTACCTAATTGTAGAGCAGTATTTGGAGCAGAAACTTCGCCTGAGCTTCCTTGGAACTGTTGCTTTTTAATTATTGCTACTTGAGCCATACCCATAGCTATAGTCATAGCAGCTAGTATAGGTCCTATAATTCCGCCCATTTCCATACTTCTTGCAGCACCCAAAGCTGTACTAATTACTGCTGAAGCAATATCCATCTTTTTCTTTTGTTCAAAAGCTTTTCTTTGGATACCTTCTTTCTTTTTCTCCATTGCTGCTATCTTACTTACAGATTCTTTTGACTTACCGTCTCTTTGCTTTTCTGCTTTTATCTGATTATCTATCTCTGCAACTTGGGCTTTAGAACTTGCTTGCATTATTGCACTTATAGCTGTTACAGCTGCTCCGACTGCTGCCATCTTATCTGCTGCTGTAGAAGTAGAACTTCCCACAACATCAAAAGCGGCTGCTAACGTTAAGATTCCTTCTTGAGCTGCATTTATTAAATCTCCTCCAGGTCCAAGTTCACTTAAAGCATCCCTCATTGGACTCATAAACTCATTCATTATTTCTAATTTACCTTGAGTAGTTCCTCCAGCCGTTGTATCTAACTCAGTTTTAGCTGTCTCAGCTGCTGTATTTTGGTCTGCAAAAGTACCTGTGCTTAATAATCCTGTAAAGTTACTTGCTCCGACTGTTTTTGCCTCTTCTTTTGCTCCTTTAACTTTTAATCCTAATATATCTGCTTGGATTGCTTGTTGTTCTTTTAAATCTGCTATAATTTCTTCTCGAATTGTTTTATCTACTCCAGCTGCGGTAAGTCTTGCATCTGCTATTGTTATTTCAAAAGCTAATCTTGAGTTCAATAACGCTAATTCGTCTTCAAAATTCTTTATCTTATTTTGAGCTAGTTTTTTCTGTGCTTCTAATTGTTGTGCAGGTGATAGTTTTCCACCAAGTCCTTTACTTACATTTGATAATATTTGAGTTGTCTTTAGTTCCGTAGCTAAAAATGCTTGTTTCTGTTTTATAGTTGCAAGTTGAGCTGTTGCAAGAGCATTTGCCTGAAGTCCTATTAATGCTAACTCTTCCTCTGTTCCTATTTGTTTCTCTGATTGTTTTCCTATTTCTACTCGTTTTTCAAGTAAGGTAGCATACTTCTGTTGCTCCTCACTAGTCATTTCTGCAAGCTCGGATTCAGTTTTAAATTGTCCAGCAGTAAGTCCTAAGGTTTGTTCTTGTAGTTTTGCTTCATTTTGTAGTCTACTTAAATTAATCTGTGTTTGTTGATTAGAAAGAGTAATTTGTGCTGCTGTCGCTGAAGCATTCATTTTTGCCTGTTTAGATACTGCCTGTTCTTGCTGCTTTAAAGTGTCTAATCTAGCTTTATCAAAAAGTAAAGCTTTATTTATTGTACCTACTAAATTTTCTAATGAATTTATTTCAGTTTTTATTGCTGCAGGTATTCCTAATCTTATTGCTATCTCTTCTTTTACTTTATCTGTAACTTTTCCACCTGCATCGCTGATTTTTTTGAGTTCTTCTTTCTGTTTTTCCAACAAAGGTGCAAGAGTCTCTCCATTACTTACTAAAGATTTAAAAGAAGCGTTAGCTCCCTCAAACTGTTGGAATATAGCTGCTCCTGCAGTTTGTGTATCAAGTCTTTCAAAATCATCATTAATAGTTTTTAGAAGTCCATTAAATGTAGTGACTGAGGTAGTTTTATTAAAACTATTTAAAAATTCATTTATCTTTTGACCACTATTTTTAAAGGTTTCACCTAAAGAATTTATTGCATCTCCTTGGTCAATAGTATTTTTTGTTCCGTTTTCTAGAGAAGAAGATAGTAGAGTTATTATTTCTGCGCTTGATATAGTGCCATCTTCCATCAACCCAAGATTTTCTATTACTTTTTGTATTGCAGGAGAAAAACCTGCAAGACTGTTGCTTGAGTTTGCCTCAGCTATTTGTTGAGCAAATTTATTAATATTATCAGTACCTAAAAATTCTTGTAGTTCCTTAGCTGCTGCTCCCCCTGATTGTAATACTGTTGTAAAAGATTCTAATTCTGCACTTGAAACTGCCTGTTTTCCAAATATTGCAAGAGTAGATGCTGTAGCTAATTTTGTTCTTTCTACTGTCATTTCTTTTAATCTGTTTTTCAAGGCTTCTAGTTTTGCTTCTTGTCCTTCTGCTGATATTAGTTCAATTGGCTCTATGCCAGTTCCTCTATTCATTAAGTTAGTTGCACGTATGTATAAATTTAAAAGGAATCGTAAGTCTTTTACTGCATCTATTGCAAACATCTGAAATCTAATACCTATTCTTTCTAGTATGCCATCAAAACCGTTAAAAGCTGTGGTAAAAAGTTTCCAAACAAAATTAATATTTACAAAAGCTCCTTGTAAAACTTTTCCAAATACAGTACTCTTTTTACGAGATTCTTCTTGTGCTACTGAAAACTCTCTTGTAGTATTAAGTAACTCTGCAGTTGCTTTTGAAGAGGTCAGTAAAGATTCTGACATATTTTTTGTTGCCTCTGCTGAAGCAGATTGAGTTTCTGCATAAAACTGTGTTTGGGAATTTAAAGCATCTGTTGCTTTTTCTAATCTACTTGCTTCACCACGAAATCCTGCAAAGAATTTAATTGTATTTTTAAGGCCAACGATTAGTAAATCTAATGCAAATAGTAATTGTCCTATAACAGGTATTGCGGTAAATATTCCTTTAATTGCTATTTTTGATGTAAGTCCAAATCCAAAAATTGCAGGTCTAGCTTTATTTGCTGCTTTGCCTAAAAATCCTAAATTAAATCCAAACAGCTTAGTTGAATTTATTGAGTCTCCTAAATTCTTTCTATACTTTTTCTGGGCTTGGCCTGATAGTCCAAAAGCTCTCATATACCCTTTAAAACTCGGGTCTTTATCTAATTCTCTAAATACTGCTTGTTCGCTTCTTTTTGATTTTGCTCCTGCAGTTGCTGTTCTTATGTCCCCAGTTTTACCTGCTCTACTATTTTCTAATTTTATTAACTTTTGTAACTCTTGTTGTTGTTGTACTGTAGTTGCTAACTCTGCTTGTCTTGCTGCAAGAGTTTTTGCACTGCCACCTAAAAGTGCTGCTTGTCTTTGTCTTATAGATTTTGCTAGACTTTGTTCCATTAACTTTAGTTCTGCAGCTGTTGCAGTACCTTGTTTCATTTTTCCAAACAATTGATTGTAGGCTAGTTCACTATTTTTTATAGGTTTGAGTAAATTTCTCTGTCCTTGTATTTCTTTATCAATTCGTCTACCCGCAGCTTGAGCTTGCTTAACTTGTAACATTGCACCTCTTTGAGCTGAAGCAGCAAATTGGTTAAGCATAGGTAACGCTTGATTCATTATGCCTTTTGTTATAGCCATAAAGAAACCCGTTAAAGCAATAGTATTATTAGAAAAGAAACTTGCTATAGGACCTAGTACAGTATTAAAGAAATCTGTAAAAGTACGAGATAAGTCACCTAAGGTAGCAGCTAAGGCGTCAAAAGGTGATACATCAACATTATTTCCAATCTCTGAGAACTTTTGTCCTCCTTGTTCTATAATTTCATTAGCAAAAGCTTGTCTTTGTTGGAATCTAGTTAATTCAGAAGTAGCTACACCTATACTGGCAGCATATTTTGCGGAAGCATCGTCTAGTCTAACAAAGATACCTAATTCATCTAAAATTTCTGGTTCTAGTTTTGCGGCACCTCTTGCTAGTCTGTCAATCGCATCTCCTACATCTCTACCTAGTGCTATAGCAGCAGATCTAGCAACGGTAGCTAGTCCTTCTAATTGCTCCCCACTAAAACCGGCAGAAGCACCAACAGATGCAACTCTTAGTGCTTGGTCTAATGCAATGGCTTGTCCTGCAGCATCTTTTATTCTATCCGCTAATAGAGTTAAATTATCTCCTGAAGCTCTTCCTAGAGCCTCTAACCCTTCTACTAATTGTTGTACTTGAGACGCTTGTCTTAAAGCATTGAAAGCAGCAGTTGCCGCAAAGACGTTAGCTGCTAAAGTAGCATATGCCCCTACTAAACCTGATGAACCACCTTCTCCGATGGTTTGATTCATTTTTGAAAAACCTTTTGCAGAAGATAAGTTAGTTTGATGTATTGCTTTCTGTTGAGTGTGGTATTTTCCTCCTTCTTTAGTGGAGTCTTTTTGTGCTTTTCTATGTTTTTTAGTTGTTTCAGTAAGTTTGGCAGTCTGTTTTTCAACCATAGATACTTTCTTCCCTTTTTCGGAAATCAGTAGTTCAATTATTACTTTATTATCTGCCATTTTTATTTTTCATCTTATCGTACTCAGCTTTTAATCTTTTCTGAGATTTTTCGATAGCTCTACTGTCTAACCACAGTACTACATCAAAAAGAAAATCCATTTGATGTTGCTCTATACCATTCAATTCTATAAGGAATTGTAAGTTAGTGAAATCTTTGCCCACATAACCTACATCTCCATAAATCCTATCACCTAAACTATTAAATATATTTAAAACAGTTACTATAAACTCTGGAAAATCCTCCCAATCAGGGGGGCATTTATCCCAGTCTACTTCTTCTCCAGTTTGCTCACACATAAGCAAGTACTGATCTTTTGACATACCTATATCTTTATTATTTAGAAACGTCTCCAGACTTTTTAATAACTTTTCCTTGTTGCTTCGTGCGAAAGTTTTCTAAATCAAAGACTACCTCATTGAGCCAGTTATCAAACTCTGATGAGTTTTCTACTAGTATTTGAGCGTTCTCTTCAGAAAATTCCATTTCCATTTCTGGATCTTGTCCTTTTAAATCCACAAGTATTAAATCTTCAAGATATCCTAATTTTAACCCTTTCCACCCTTTAACAGTTGCTTCTGTGAATTCTTTTACAAACTTTTCATCATCTAAAGACTCTTCAAATGCTCTTGTCTTTCTATTGAACTTGTTTGAAGTACACTTTTTTCTTAAGTTTACTAATTCTTTTCTCGATAAATTTGCAAGTTCTACTTCAAATCCATCTAATCCTGGGAACTCAGCCCAAGTAGTTTTACTGTCTACCAGTAATGATTTTAAATCCATTTATTTTCTCCTAATATGTTATAATGGTTCCTAAATTTGCGGGACTATTAACTAAACGGAAGTCAATTGTCTGCGTGTAAGCTTCAGCAACATTGCTTCTTTTTGTAAACATACAACCTGTTAAGTTGGCATTTAAAAAAGTGGAATTATTTACTATTGTCTTAATTCCTACATTTGCTGAAGTATCAAATGATTGAAAAGTAGCAGAATTATTACTTGTTAAAAATTGTGTAATATTTCCGCTTACTACTCTATCTCCTAAGGTATAAGTTGTCGGGTACATTGCATTACTTGCATTAGTAACTGACAAACTATTTTGTAAAGTCTCAAAAGGAGTCCAATTGATATTGTTTTGCACTTGTAAAGTTGTGGCAGCAAGATTCGGTACATCTACTGAATCCACTTCTACATCTATAAGTGATAGGGTGGGAGTTCTAGTTGAACTGGTGTTTACCAGTGAACCTGGCAACGAATAACTAGCATTTCCTACTCTATTTAGCTTTTGAGCAGCTCCACTTACAGTTAATATAAGTGGTGAGCCTTTTGCTAAATTAAACTCTCCTTGAGTAATTACGCAACCTTCTAATTTGAAGGTGCTTTCTCCAGTTACGATATATAAGTCAAACGATTTTAATAATTGTTCTCCATTACTTGTATCGTAATCTGTTAGAAGACTTTTTACGATTGATTCATCTTTCTCTTGAGTTAGATGAACTGCAAAACTAAAGTTCGCAGGATTTGCTTTTGTTATACTTGTTCCCTGAAACATCTTTGTTTGATCGTGCAAAGTCTTTACTTCGTATGCATCTTCCGCGAATGTTTGTGAGAACGACACCTCAGGAGTCGTTTTAATTAAATAACGACTCCCATTGTGTACGATGTGTACACTACTTTCTCGAAGTAGATTGTACGCTGTCATTGTTATACAGTGACGTCTGTTTCATATGCAGAATCAGAATGACTTGTTAAACCTTTATATTTAACTGTCATCTCATCCCCTGTTAATAAGTCAGTACCTTGAGCAGCAAACTCAACAGTTGTTGAAATAATATCTGCTGTTTCAATTGTAGGTATCTGTAAATGAGCTTTTGGTAAGTCAAATTCAACTACTGGAGTAGAAGAAGACGCGCCGCCCATAAATAGACTCATATCAAATGCATTATTAACTAAGTCAGTAGCTGCTGTTAAGTCAGATAATAACGAGTTAGAGCCATTTGCCTTAGTATCTAAATACATAGTCAAAGAGCCACTAACCTGTCTAGCTCCTGAGAATGACCCTACTGGAACATCTACAAGACCTAAAGTTTCTGGTGTTACGTAAGTAATATTATTAGCAATAGTTAGTGAGCCACCTGTGATATTAATATCATAAGTAGTTGTACTATCTGATGCTCCAACTTCTAATACTCCCGCTGAGTTTTTGGTGTGCGTTAAGCTTAAAGTTGATAACTTATTTCTTAAGTAGTCGCCATCGCCCGGTGCAGTATTATCAACATAGTTATACGCTTCAGTATAAGTAGCTGCTGAACTTACTGTTTCAGTTCCATCAGTAACAACTGTTATAGCTTTTGATGGGTCTTCGACAGCGGTACTTACCTGGTCGATTGTTGTTGCATTTCCTGACCAAGAGATAGTAGCAATACCATCAATTGAGAAGTCAATTTCTGCTTGGTTTACTTGACACTCATTTAATCTGTATGTTGTGTTTTCTAACGCAAAGAATATTGAAAGTTTCAATAATTCATGGTGGTCAGACCTTGCGAAAGATACATCTGCATCTGTTGCGTCACACACTACAGCAGTTGCTGAAGTCCCACTTAAAGAACCTCCAGTAATATCCTTACCTGCGATTGCAGCCCAAAGAATATTTTCTACCATGTCATGAGTACCGCTTGATCTGTGACTATGTGTACCATGTTTAAAAGGTCTTACATAAGTTTGGAAAGACCATTCTGCTGGTGGTAAAGAGTCATTGAATCTTTTTGAGCCTCTATTTGGAGCAGCACCTGCTTCACTAATTGTTACATCAGTAGCGTCACTACCCTGTGAGAAACTATATCCGTCTAATACACCTAATTTGAAGGTATTTGCATCTGTGCCATTACCTTTAAAAAGTCCTGTAGGTAATCTACTTCCTTCTGCAGTTAGAGCGCTAACTCCATCTACAACTAATGCGAAAGATGTACCTGTACCTGTTGATGCTGTTTGAGTTGCAGTTTCATCATTTACGAAATCTGCTCCTCTAAAGTTGTTTATAAGTGCTACTGAAGTTACGGCTCCTGAATTAACAGCATTTACTACTACTTTTAATCCTGTTCCGCTTCCAGAAGTTGTACCTAAAGTAAGAACATCTCCTACAGCATGTCCTGAACCTCCTGTGAACCCGTCCACACTTAATACTGAACCACCGCTTGAGTGTACTCCATTACCAGTTGAGACGAATACCGAGGTATTTCTTGATAGATTTAAAGCCATTTTGCTTATCTCCTATATTTACTTTGGAAAGGGTTTAGCTAGAATTTTCTGCTTTACCTGTTTCCTAATATCGTACTTCGACTACCATTTCGCCTATACCTAAAGGAGTTATGACTCCTTCATCTGTACTTATTGAAGTAATAGTTGCAGATGTTGTTTGTAGGTTTGGCGATACTGTATCGTCATACACTAGTATGTCATTATCGTCAATTACTCTTTCGAGGTCTTCAAGTAATAGTGACAAAACTTCTTGAGGGTCATTTGCATCTTCTACATATGCCCTAATTGTTATTGTTATAAATCTCCATTTAAATCCGCCAGGTTGATATTGTCTTATCTCATCTCCTGCTACAACGCATACTTTTGGGTATTGTTGAATTTCATCTAAAAATACTAATCGTGAATCAGCATTTTGAAAGATGTTTGAATTAAAAGGGTGATTCCCGTCAATTTCTTTTATCTTACCTACAAGAGCTTCGGCTATTTTCTTTCTTTTTGTTCTAAGTGCCATTATACTCTCCTAAGTGTAAATTTTCTTTCTGTATATCTTAAAGCTAAGTTTCTTATACTTTTAGCTATTAAAGGCTTCGGATTATACCCCGAAGGCCACTTACCTGAATTCTCAAACGTAGAATATACTTGAGACCTATTACTACTTTTTCCGCCTCCTGTCAAGGTATAAGTATATTCACCTGTTATTGTTCTTCCAGTGTCTCTTAAATTTAATACTTCTGCACTATTTGAAAATTCTCCTGTTCTATTTGTTAAAGCAGGTTTCCCCATATTCCTTCTTATTTCAGCACCTAAAGATCTATTAATGTTTGTTCTTAATTTAGGTAGACTTATACTTCCGCCTTTTTCTTCCTTACTCTTACTTCTGCCTTTTCGAGCACTTAGTTTTGCTCCTCCTGCTATAGTAAGTATTTGAGCTTTTGCAACAGTAGAAAGGCCTGTACTCATTTTTATTTTAGTAGACTGAGTTCCTGATTTTGCTTTCTTAGGTGCTTTTCCTTTAGTTCTTTTTGCTCCTTCTGCTTTTAAAGCTGCTTTTACAATTCTTTCTGCAGCTCTTTTACCTGCTCTTTTTGAGTAAGGTTCACTGGCTTCTGCATCTGCAGCAGTTGCCGGGTCTAATGCCCTTATTTTTGCATTTGCACTATCTAAAAACCTTGCTAAACTTCCTTCTTTCTTATTACTTTTACTTCCTAAAATGTCTTGTTTTATGTTTGTCCAGTCACCAGGCTCTTTACCTTGTTTTCTAATTGATCCTTTTACTACTCTGACTTCTTCTTCTGCCCCATCGGGCATAACAATTATTTGCTTTTCAAAAGTCAAATCTAAGCTATTTTTTACACTTTTTACTACATCAACACTTATTCCATATGTCTGTAAAGCTCCTAACGCTGCTGTAAAATCTTGGTTAGTTCTTAAATCTTGCTCTAATTCTTCTAGTCCGAAAGTTCCAACTGCTGTTTCAGAATCATGTGCAAAAGGAGTACCTCTTCCAAAAGCTGATGCTACGCTTGTTCCTGTCTTTGACTTTGGATTTTTAGGAGGTAATCTACTCTCTAAACTTATATTCTGTAATTTTTCACCTTCTGATGTATTAACACCTTGTAAGTACGTTTCCTTCCAAAGATTCCAAGCTACTTTTCTTAATTCCTTATTAAACTTAGTTAAGCCCGTACCTTTATATTCACTTGAATTATTATATAGTCTAATTATTATTTTATCTTTAGTAGACCCTTTTAATAAAAATATACCTCTACTACTTGCTACTCCTAGTTTATAAAACTGCCTGAAACTTCTTATCTCATGATTTGTTTCTACTACAGTACTCATTCTTGACATTTGACCAAATAATTTATTTACTATATTTTTCCAATTTGAAGTTGAATTATAGCTTTGGTTTATTTGGTTCATCTCTTCTTGAGTAAACTTCATACCTTCCATAACATTTACAACTCCTTGTTGAAATGCTACACTTGCGTTTTCAGAGCTTATTCTTATATCATGTAAATAAGTTTGCCCCATTTTCTTTCTTAGTTCACTATCGGAGTATCTGTCTACAGCAGCTCTAATATCTCTTTCTACTATATTAAGAGCCATTATTTATGTATCTTATAAAAATCCAGTATACGTTTAATATGATCTGGAAAACCTATGTTTTCTCTTAAACTTGTTGATACAGGATTTTGTATCTGTGCGCCTGATATAGTTAAGTTTTGTTTCCTCTCATCTTTTAAATAGTACTTAACTAAATCAAAACACGCTAGTTTTAAATCTTCCGGTGTTGCTGCATACCCTGAAGTATACACAACTTTTACCGCTTTTCTTCCTTGTGGAAACATTTTGTCTCCTGACTCAGTAGTTCTAAAAATAGTATCTGCTACTTCATCTACTATGTATTCATATTTTCCGCTACTGTCGGAGTTTTCTGTTATTAGTGTCGTATATGAGTCTGATTGCTTCTTCCTTTCGGCAACTGAAGTCACGCTCACAATTGGACTTTCATCGAGTATTATTGCATTAGTGTACTGATCATTGATGTCATAGTATTCTGTCTTTGCACTTGAATAATAGTCTACAAAACTAGTCCCGCAGTAGGTTTTTACTGCTTGACTGATGGCTGGTATAATAACATTAATCTTTGCGTCTTCAGATACGCCTGTAAGACCTGCAAAGTTTTTATACTGTTGTAATGTTATTAAATTCGCCATAATTAAAAAGGGGGAGTGTTAGGTACACTCCCTGAAACCGTATTGTGCTAATATTAGCTAGCTTTATACATCCAACCCCATTTAGAAGTTGCACCGTCAATTAAGTCGATAAAGCCTAATCTCTGAGAAGCCACTAAGACTCTTCTTTGATTAATAACTTCGTAGTCAGATTCTACAGTAACGCCTCTTAATCTTGGCATTACATAGTTTCTTGGGTTAACAGCGATAGCTCCGAACTTAGAAACTGCTGGTGTAGCAAACTCGTCACATAATAGTACTCTTGAACCGAATACTTGACCAATTTCACCAGAAAGCTTAGTAGCCATGTCGCCAACTAGGTTAGCGTCTTGGAACTCAGCATCTTCTAATAGTTCGTAGTATGATCTTTGTGAAACAATATATACTACTTCACTTGGGTTCACACCATATTTACCCATGTTCTTTCTCATTTCAAGTAAGTCAGTTGCTACAATTTTATCAGTTGCAAAAGCAGTTCCTGATTGTGTATAGTCACTGTCATTTCTTGCTAAGTGTAGTAAACCTTCGAAAGAAGCTCCTGAAGTGCCAAAGACACCGTCAGCATCATCACCAGCTAGGATTGAGTTTTCAATTGCTCTAGCGTGTGATCTTACCATTGATTCTCTAATTAAAGGAAGGATTGGTAAGATTGCATCTTCTTCAGTTTCATTACCTAAGAATGATTGAGAGATAAGTTTTTTAGTTGAAAGAGTTCTTTCAGCCATAGAAACCCCAGCATCATCACCATAAGAAGCAGACCTCATATCTAAATTGTCGTTTGCTACAGCAGACCCTGAAGTAAATTCAGCGTAACCACTATCTGGTAAGATTGGGATAATCATGTTTGCAGAAGTCATTGGTACTTCTCTAAATAGAGGAGCTAAGACTAATTCATTTTGAATATCTCTTTCGATGTTTGTTGAAACGATTTGCTCGAAATCAGCTGATGAAACTTGTACACCTGAATGAGTGTTAACTTTTTCCATCACACCTTTAGCAACTTCACTGTCCCATCCTTTACCAGTCGCTAGACCAGCAAATTTTGCGTCAACGATATCTTGCTCAAAAGTTTTCTTCCAATCGCCTTGACCATTTCTGTCAGAGAAATGTCTTTTAGACTCTCTGATGTTCATGATTTCTTCTGATTTCTCAGCTAGTTGAGATTCTAAAGACTTAACAACTGCTTCTAAATTAGAATAGTTCTCATTAACTCTAGATTCCACGTCATTCATTAGCTTTTCAGCACCTGTAAGACCTGCTTCAACTATAGTTTTAGTTTTTTCCTGATCTGCTACTTCAGCAGCTTTTTGAACTTCAGCTTCGTCAGTTGCTTTTTGAGCAGCTTCGTCTGCAGCCTTCTGTTCAGCAGCTTTTTGCTCAGCTTGTTTCATTGCAATTTCAGCAGCTGTATCTGCAGCTACTTGCTTTGCGAATGCCTCAAGATTGAACTCTGAGTTGCTTTCAGGAGATTTATTTTCTTTTGACATATTTGTCTCCATGTTATGGGATTCCTCCCTTCTTGGCTGCTCAACATTAACAGCGTCTGCTGATTCTGCTGGGTTAGCCTTATAAAAAGTTTGCTTATACTCGTTGTATTGCTCCATACTATCAAATGATTTGCTTAAACCAAAAGTTGCCCCTTGATTGCAAGGTACTGATACTACAGAAACTTCAAAAAGTTCTGCGTCCTTTATTTTGTATCCATCGGTTTCGGTCATATAATCGGCTTCCTTGACTTTGAAACCGACAGAAAAAGCTCCAAGGACACCGTCTTTAATTAGTTGTGTTACATCTCCAGCAGCTTTCGATATCTTTGCAGATATTTCTAAACCGTTTTCTGTAACTTTTAAATCTTTTGCACGACCAATTGGTTTGTCGTAGTTGTGATTGAACAATATAATTGGATTGTTTTTGAAGTTCTCTAATCCACCTTTTGTCCATGCATCGCTTTCAATAATATCTCCAGCTCTGTCAATTCCGTTTGTACTTGCTGAGCCTTTAATATCTATTCCACCATCATCAGTTTCACCTAATGATTTAAAAGTGCTAGTCCAATGATAAATTTTATTTGACATCTTTCTTCTCCACTTTCTTCTTAGCAGGTGCTTTTTTCTCAACAGGTACTTCTTTTACTTCTGGTGTGACTACTACGTCTACAGGGTATCTTTTTGAGACTACACTAAGTACTCTACTCCAAGAACCAAATGCTCTTCTTAATAAGTAATCTTTAACAGGAACATCAGCTCCTTTTGCTTTATAAGCAGGTAGATCCATTATACCACCTTCTTTTTTAAAGTACTCAGAAAGAGACTTTACCATCATATCTTTTGTCATAATTATTCTTCCTCGCTTGGGGCAGCCTCTTGAGGTCTACCGCCTTGTTCCGGGTTTGTCGCTGAGCCTGCTATATTTGCAGGTACTCTTGGCTCGTCAAATCCGTCTACAGGTTCTTTTCCTAATGCTTCTCTTGCTTCGTTAGCACTTAATATACCCGTGTTAACTAGAGTAGCATAGTATGCTGCCTGGTCTCTCAATTCTGGTTGTAAAGCAGGAATCCCTGTTACATCTTCATTTAGTGAAAAACCAAAAAATCTTTCTAATGCATATCCCAGTTTTTTAACTACTGGTAGTACTGTCTCTAAGTAGTACAATCTATGATTAGGTCTAATATTTGCATTATTTCCACCATCCATTAAAATTGGTGGTATGCCCATTGCTTCGAGAATAATTCTTTCATTTGATTTAATTGATTCTGCAAAGTCTAACTCTTTAAAGTTAATTTTTGATAGAGCGTCTACTTCTAGTCCGCCATCAAGTATAAGAGGTCTTTTGCCTCCTGTTGTTGGATTATATCTAATACTCCAAGCTCTCATCATTCTTTCTTTTACTTTTTCTGAAAGAGTGTTTGGTGACTTAAGTACTAATCCTGGAACTGCTCCATTTTTGAAGAAGTTATCCTGGAAGTTTCTCATGCTAGAGAGCAACTGCATAGTTCTATATGCTGGTTTTAGTCTTGGTACACCTCTATAAATTGAATTGAAACTATTTTCTTTTATATGTATAATTTCATTCGGGTTGTAATCTATTGAGTTATCATATGAAAATCTTTCTATATATGTTTTGTCGTCAGTATGGATAGTTATTTTGTCAGCAGGCAAATGATACATATGCGCTCCATCAAAGTAAATAAATATATTTCCATCTATAAGTAAATCAATTATAAGATTTCTTTTAAAAGTACTTACATCTTGAAAAGGGTTAGGCTCTTTATTAAGTAATAAATCAACCTTAGATCTACGAATATTTTTAACAACATTAGTAGTACCCAGTACTTTTTCTCCGACTGCAAAAGGTATTTCTGCTACATCATCAACAATCATATTTACTGCACGGTTAACAATTTCTAATTGTTCGTAAGCATTTCTATAGTTTGTTACAATCTCACGAGAGTCGACAGTCATTCCTTCATTTCTAGAAATAACGTATTGAGAAGGATTAAGTTTTTCTTCCTTATCCCCTCCTAAGAATCTATCATACCATGCCATATTTATCTCTCTGTTTCTCGACCCATCTTTTTTGTTTCTCTGCGTGTATCAACTTGGGTCTTTTACCATATATTGAGTGTAATTTCATATGGTGACTATGGCAGAGTGTGACTGTATCCTCGTAAAGTTCTTTCTGATGTTCATCAATGAAGGCTTCTCGAATCTCTAGTATTTCTTGTTCGTTTTTAATAATTAATTTTTTCTTTTTTATCCAAGTTTCTAGTAGTTCTGTAAGCCCGTGATAGTGATGAAAATCTAACTGTTCAGTCGAATCACAAATAAAACAATTGCTTGATTTATTATATTGTGATTTCGCTTTGTCTCGTACGTATTTAACTAAATCTCTTTTGAAATTCATATTTCTACTCTTAATTAGAATTATACCAAAAACATACAGCAAATGTCAAGAACTGTTTTTTGTAGGTCTTATTAGAACGATGTGGCTGTAGTTTCAAATGTATACAACGCATATCGCATAGCATCAGCCATATGGGATGCCATATTGTGTTTTGGTTTCTCTTTTAATAAATTAGGGTTAGGGTCCCATTGATACTGGTCCAATGAGATAAGTGCTTCTTTGCAAGTTTGATTAACTATTATTCCATCGTTATCAACTACAGTAGCTACATGTCCAATTCCGTCTAGTACAGATTTCTTGGCGTTTATAGTACTGATATCATAATTTTGTGCAAAGTCGTATCTTGTTTGTTGAGCTGCAGAATCAATATAAATATAATCAATGTCCCATTTATGAATTAATTTTTGAATCTGAACTGCGTGTTGTTCTGTTGTTTTTTCTGAGTCCATGTACTCATCTATAAGATAGTATTTTTCAGCATCCCAGTCATATGCAATAACACAGAAAGCTGTGGGATCTTTATAACCTACGTCAAGTCCAGCAAAAACATCCATATTACTTACATCTATTTCAGACAAGTCTGCTATACAAGTCTCGTGATTAAATGCCCATACTTGACCTTCATAAACATTAAAGTCTGCCATATACTCTTGAGCAAACTCATTCTCTGACATTGTTTTCTTTGCTTCTATAATATCGGATTCAGCAACACGAGGATTCTCATGGTAAGTTGCTTTTACTGAACACCATTCTGGAAACTCCTCGCTAAACCCTCTGTAATAGAATTCCGCAAAGTAATTATTTCTACCCCTTGGAGTAGATATAAAGATTGCTTTTGAGTTTTCTTTGTCTAGTGTAGGTCTTAGTGCGACATTGAAGGCATCTCTTCCATCTGTTAAAGCTGCTTCATCGAATATGATTAAGTCATAGCTTCTACCAACAACTGAGTCTACCTGATTGATAGAACCCATTCTTATAGTAGAATTGTTAGATAGTTCAATAACTTTATCTTTTGCGTTATCTCTAAGCACTTCTAAGTCGAAGTGCTTGATCAAGTTTCTTTGTAAGTCAAATGATATTTGAGATAATGAATAGTTTGGAGACATTAATAGTACATGACTGTTAGGTACTAAACAAACCAACTGCCCTATTATGTTTGAAATATATGTTTTGCCTTGGCGACGTGAAATAGCCGCACACACAAAACGATATTTTGGATTATTGATAGCATTTATAATTGCTCTCTGCGATGTATTAGGTTCTATTCCTAATAATTCAAGATACTCCATTATAGGGAGTTTAATGAATCGTGACTCTTGTTCCAAGTCCATTAGATAGTTACTAACTATGTCTGTACGGCTAATTTCTATCAATGTAATGTCTCATCTGGGAATAAAACGTCTTCGTCATCTATTAGAAGGTCTAATTCTTGTAATTTGGTATAAAGATAACAATAAGTTGCAGATACTTGCTTAATTTTCTTTTCCGCGGGGGATAAAGTTCTAAACTCTTCTGCTTTTATCAAATCTTGTAGTAACTTTCCTGCATGTACTATGCCTTCTTCAAGCCATAGTCGTGTTCCATTTGCAGTTGTCATTATTTTCTCCTTCTTTTTAATCCTAATGTTCTTTTTTGAGACTTTGGTGGTCTCTTTTTTGAGCCTCCTGGGCCTGCCCAGAAAACTTTGTTTGCCCAGTAAGCAGCGGAAGATTTTCCTTTTCTAATGTTCTTTGCGTGTCGCGCTTTGAAACTTTTTCTTGCTTCTGGACTATAGTTGTGACCCATGCCTTGGGCTCCGAACCTAATAATCTTTATTTTACCACCGACTCTTACCGCTACTACAGCTTTCTTAGTCTTGTGGCTGGGAGTCTTCTTAGGTTTATTGAGTCCGCTAAGTCCTGCTCTTTTGAGCCGTGCCTTTTCTGCGTCTGTTAGTGCCATTTTTAATCCCTGTTAGTAAAGATTTCTTTACTACTTTGTCGAGTCTACCCGACTTCATAAGTTTATTTATTCGTTCTAAGATATTATCTTCTTCTCCTTCTCGTCAATAAAGTAGAAGGTGTTGTTTTTCCAAACTTTGCTCTTTTAGGATTGACTGTTTTACCAAATCTTGGTCCTACTGCCTTTGGAGCTGCCCCGTAAAATCCACCAGGTGTGGACATTGGAGACTTAGTGTTAACATAAGTTCCTGCTGCTGCATTTAAATCACGAGTTAAACCTCTTTTCAATACATGCTTTCTTAGCTTGGAAGTTGAGTGGACGCTTGGTCCGCTTAAAAATCCGCCTTGTCTTGCCATTTTTAATTCCTATCTACTCTTAGCGAGTACTTTGGCTTATTAGCCTATTAATGAGAACCTTATTATTTGCGGTTCTCGGTAAATTTAATAATTTTTGCAAGCTACAACCGTACTCTAGTTCCAGTTGAACTGCTCTTTTTAATCTGTGTGATAAATCTAATACTTTCTCTACTTCGTGAGTTAGATTATTCATAGTTTACTTCTTCTTTCGACGTCTCCGTTTAGTAAAAGTACGTACGTTAGTAGGTTTTCCACCAACGCCTTGAGGTACTGCCCTCTTACGGCGAACTGCCGACCTTTTCTGAGCCTTGCTCATTGTTCTTGCACGTGCTAAAGGCACACACTTTGGGTATCCTTTTCTAGAGGTCTTTGCTTTGCCTCTTCCACAAGGTTGATACCTACCTTTCTTTTTGGGTCTAGATATATCTACCCATTTTTCTTTGAACCATTTTGATAATCCGCCTTTAGGTTTAGCCATTTTTTGCTTTCTGTTCAGCTTCAATCAATTTGTCTTTGATATCTACTGACCCGTCCCAGTTCTTATCTTTGCCTGTGACTATATTTAATAATTGTGTTAGTTTAGTTTTAAACCAAGTTCTCATTTTTTCCTTTTCCTTGCAACGCCCATTCTATACTTTCCGCCACGTTGCTTATATGTTTTTACTAACCATCCGTTTGCATATGCACTCGGATAGACCTTAAATTTTCTTTTTGCTGCTGCCTTTACCCTTGCATATAACGCTGGGTTTGTAGGTACAGGTCTTTTCTTAGCTGCTTTTCTTTTTCTTGCCATGTCTTAGTTCCATCAGTCTTGCCCTGTCTTGCTGTATAATTATACGCTTCGGGGCTTGGTTGTTACCACCTTTTGAAAAAGATGGGTGTGACCATAAGTATTCACAAGTGTTTTGGACTTCGTTTCTATGTTCTGTAATAGCGTCCATGTCGTCAAGAGTATAGTCATCACCCATTA